AAAAGAATCGCAGATTAATGGCTTACGTCCCGCTAAGAAATATCGGCGCTGGCGGTATTGTTACCGACCAAGACCCCTATGACTTGGAGCTAACACAGTTTCCCGTTGGCAACAATGTCAGTTTCCACGAGGGGCGTATTGGCAAGGCGCTAGGTCATAGCGTTAGATTTAGCACAGCGTATGCGCCGACTCATGTTCAGGGGTGGATGTACCAACAAAACAACACGCTGGTCGTTGGAACACTGAATAAAATATATAGATTTAACGGCACTGTCGTAACAAATGTGTCTAAAACATCAGACGCATTTAATTACACGAACAGCCCCCGGTGGCAATCAGAGCAACTTGGCAATGCGTTGATGATGAATAATGGCTCGGACGTACCGCAGTTCATGCAACCGGACGCCAGCCCACAAAGGTTTGCCGATTTAACGGCGTGGCCTTCAGGCGTAAAAACACAATGTTTAAAGCCTTATAAGTCTTTTTTGATTATGGCTGGTTATGAGTCGAGCAGTAACAAGTACCCCTACACGGTTCGATGGTCTGATGAATATGAGCCGACAGGGGTGCCGACTGATTACTCAATCACTAGCACGACAAACTTAGCTGGAGAGAACACGCTAGGTGGTAATAATGGCGATCTGATAGATCAGTTAACACTTAACAACTCTCAGATAATCTATGCCGAACGTGGCGTTTACGCGATGGATTTTATCGGAGCGCCGTTGGTGTTTTCGTTCCGTGAAGTATTTTCCGACGATGGAATTATAAATCGCGGAGCATGTGCTGAGTTTCTAGGAAAGCACTTGGTCGTGGGCCATGATGACATTTATGTGCATGACGGCAATCAAAAGCAGAGCATTGCCGAAAAACGTGTTAGACGAACTTTTTTTAATGCGCTGACTGACACGCGCAGCGTTTATTGCCAAACGGTCAATAATCGGTCTGAAATTTGGATTTGTTACGCCGATGTAGACGCTACTAATTCAGAAAGCGCCAACAAAGCACTCGTATATAACTGGGCGCAGAACGCTTTTACTTTTATTGATTTGCCTAATTTAAGAGCACTGTCAGTTTCTGAAAAAATGGGCGCAACCCAAGGAACTTGGGCTGATGTTGTCGGGGAGTGGAACAGCACGACGGCATACTGGTCGAACGTATCTCAAAGCTCAGAGGCTAATGCCTTAAAGCTTTTCGGTGCTGGATACACAACCTCTAAAGTGTTCACAATGAATGACACTCACGGAGCGGCTGACACATCAATAACAGCCACGCTTGAAGCAACAAAAATTGATTTAGATCAGGTCATCGGTGCGGCAACAAATACGATAAAGCAGATCAACTCAATACTGCCTCAGATCGAGGGGCAGGGGTCAGTGAATATCAGTGTCGGTTCCAGCATGACACCGCAAGATGGTGTGATGTGGGGTGAGCCTCAAGCCTATGAGATAGAGAAAGATCACAAGATCGATTTTAGATCATCAGGCCGCTATCTTGCATTGAAAGTTGAAAGCATCAGCGCCACTGATTACTGGCGACTCACCGGCTTAGATATTGATATTAAAGAGGTTGCTGCACGATGAGTTATTTACCAACAACCTCATCGGCTCAGAGCTTGCCAGATTTTAAGAACTGGATATCCGGTGAGCTTGTGAGGATATCAAACAATTTTACAACATCACGACAGACATTAAATTTACCCGTCATTAATGCAGAACCCGCAAAGCCACAGGTTGGCGATGTTGTGTTTGCAGACGGCACTAACTGGAATCCAAGCGGAGGTCGTGGTCTTTATTACTACGACACAAGCTGGGTCAAAATAGCATAGGTACAGATCATGGGATTTAGTTTCGGAACGAACAAGTCATCAAATCAATCAGACAGTAGCGCAAATACTTTTGTTGATCCTAACCAACAGCCGCATTTAGATAACATACGGGGCCAAGCACAACAGCTTAACGCGCAAGGTATGCCCGTTGAGGGTGTTGCCGGTATAAACGGCATGTTAGGTGGTGCGCTTGGCAGAGCTTACGGTGTTGGCGCTAACATGTTGGCCGGTGGCGCTAATGCATCTCAAGGGACAGGCATGGCGTTAAACTATGCGGGTGGCGCTATGGGCGGCAACGCTCAAGGCGGCATCAACACTGCAATGGGCGCTGGTCAGGGCATGGCAAGCTTGACGGGCATGATGGGAGCCGCTAATAACAATGGCTTCAATCAGGCCAAAGTTGATAGTGCAATGGCAGCGGCGATGCCGGGATTGCAAAACCAAGTCACAGGGGCTACCCGTGACATCTTTAGGGATTTACAAGAAAACCAACTAACGAGTATTGGCAGTCAAGCTGCGGGATCAGGAAATTCTGGATCAAGCCGCGCCGGAATGATGGAAGGTATTGCTACTAGAGGGGCAATGGACAGAGGTTCAGATGTAGCGGCAAATATATTTAACAACGCTAACAATATGTACACCAATATGGAGGCTAACCGCGCATCTCAAAACGCTGGGTTTCAGCAGCAAGCTAATCAATCAAATCAAGGTGCGTACAACAATATGTTGCAGTACGGGACGGGCATGGGTCAAAACGCTTTCAACAGCGACCAGCAGAACCAACAGTTTGGCGCGTCTATGGCTCAACAGTTAGGGCAACAGGGTTACAACAACATGATGACTGGCGTTGGCATGCAGCAGGGAGCCGGTCAGTATATACGAGATTACGATCAGCAACTTCTCAACAATCAGTATCAGCAAGGCATGTCTCCGTTTAACAGTCTCAATTTCTACAATCAGATTGTCGGAGCGCCAAACAATCTTAGTAGCGCATCATCTTCGTCCTCCGGGAGTAGTTCTGGTACAAATGTCGGGTTCGGTTAAGGAGAAATTAGTAAAATGGCAAGATATTTTGATTCAATTCTTGGTGAGCGGGACGATGGCGTTTTAAACACATTTAATCACGACAGTTTTATAGAAAACAGTCTTGATAATTTACCTGTTTACACGCCGAGCGAATCAATGCCCGCTGATTATTTGTCGCAAGCGGGGTTTGTTCCTAATCCAGACCCAAACAATCAAGGCACATATGTTGCGCCAAGTCGGGCTTTGACTGAGCACTATGCCCGTAAGGAAGGCATTCGTCAGCAAAACCTACAGAGGCAAATGGAAAGCACTAGAGACAGCACCATGTTTAAAATTGGTGACACTCTGGCTGATACCGGAAGATTGTTTCTGTCCCCACTGTTTTGGCTAAGTGGAGAAGACACCACAAAATATGATCCTTCGGCTAGGATAGAGGCAGGGTACAAACAGCAAATGGTTGCGTCAGAATCATATCGCAGGGGTATGTATGAGAAGTTACTTACCGCCAGAGATGCGCGTCAGCAGCAGTCAATAGCGTTAAGGCAAAAAGCCTATGAAAGCAGTTTACCGCAAAGCGCAGAAGCTAAATCCATTCGAGATTTTGCAATTAGCACAAATCAAACAGATTTATATAATTCCCGTTCTGGTGAAGATTATTTAAACCTTAAGAACCAAATGCAAATTAATGATGGCACAGCCTACAGAGTTGGTGTGAAGGGCAGAGTTATGAAAGGCCCGATATATGACAAGTTAACGGCTATAGGCTCAAAGTATGAAACTGCTTATGGCAAGGTGTCCGAAGCGTTTAGTGGCTATGAATCGTTAATGGAGTCTTTGTCGGGAGAAGGTTCTGGTATTAGTGATATTGCTGCGGTATTTAGCTTTATGAAATCTTTAGACCCGCGATCTGTTGTAAGGGAAGGTGAGTTTCAAATGGCAGCTAACGCATCCGGTGTTTTTGATCAGTTAATGAATACTGGTGAAAAATTGAAAGACGGAAAGATTTTACCAGATGAAGCGGTAAAGGCTATGAGAGAGTTAGCTCCAAGATTAATTAAACATTGGGTTGAGTCTGCTGACAGTTTGCGAAGCAACTACGAAGGAAAAGTTAGGTATCTTAGTCCAGAACAAGAAGATATAGATGTTTTTCTTGGTAAACGTAGCGAACTTGATTACTTCGACCGAGGAGCAATGCCAGAAACAGGTATCCCTGAAGCAGTAATAGTTCCTGACGGAGATTCTGAGTTTATAGACACATTTAATCGGTACGGAGATCCTGATTAGTATGGAAACAAATCGTACAGAGATATTAAAAAGAATTGATCGCGCAAAAGCTGCTAACGATATAGCCGCTGTCA